GGCCTTTGGTGACCGCGATCCCAGACTTGTCCTCGGAGAGTCGGTTGGCGAGATCGAGCGCGGGCTTGATCTTGTTGATCAGGTCGGCTGCGGTTTTCTGCAACTCGGGGCTGGCGAGACCGATCCGCGCGACCTGATCCGCGAATTCCTTGACGTCAGGCGCGCCGCTCCTGAATCCTTCCTGGAGCTTGAAGATCGCATCCTCGAAGGGCAGCAGCTCGGACTTGACCTGCTTGATCTGGCTCAGGAAATCGCCGATGCCGCCATAGGTCGTGGCGCCCGAGATGAAGCCGCCCACCTGCGTCTGCAACGACTTTCGCAGCTCCGCTGCGTTCTGAAGCAACAGCAGCTGTGTGGCGTTCGCGCCATATTCATAGAAGTCGCCGGCCGCGCCCTTCGCCTTGTTGTAGGCGTCGCGGATCATGCCGATCAGCTTGGTCTGATCATCGAGTTGCTGCTCGATGCTCTTGCTGCCGATGCTGACGGCGTTCTGATAGGCGGCATATGCCGCCGTTGCGGCACCGATCGCCGCAGTCACGAAGGAGATGCCGCTTGCGGCGCGGCCGACGACGCCGATCGCCTCGCCGACGCTACTCGCACCTTGAGCCATCTTCGCGAGGGCGCTCTGCGCACCGGAGACCTTTGTGGCCAGCTCGGCGACCTTCTGCGAGACGGCGGAGGCACTGGAGGCGATATTGTCATTGGCCGCGCCGGCCGCCTCCGACGACTTGGCGAAGCCTGCGGCGGCTCCGCTGGCTTTCTCGATCGATGAGCCGGTGCCTGCGGCGCTCTTGCCCAGTGCGTCGAGCGCGCTCGACGCCTCTTGCGCCGCCTGCTTCGCGCCGGAGGCGTCACCGTCGATCTGCAGCGATACGCGCATCAGACGTCCTCATTGAGCGCTGCGGCCGCCGCGGCTTCCATGGTTCGCAGGCCGCGCCACAGCTCCGGTGTGACAACGATTCCCTCGGCATCCAGCCCGGCGCGCACCGCGGCGTAGTCGAGCCCGATGAACAGCGGCACGATCGGCATGATCGCGCCGCCGGCTGGCGAGACCATGCCGCCGCCGCCGTGAGCGGACACACGCCATTGCAGCGACACCGCAAGGAACGCCTCGACGATCGCTCTGTTTTCCGGCCAGATCCCGTCGAACTCGCTGGAGGCGCCCTCCGCGGTGTCGACGCGCAAAGCTTCCCGCAGGTGAGCGAGCGACACGGCATCCATGCCGCTGCGCTTCGCATCCTCCAGCGCCCGTGCGGAATCCTGCGCCAGCTGATCCTGGGCTGCCGCCTGGGCGCCGCGGGCCCAGTGCCGGGCAGCCCATTTCAGTTTCCCTCTTTGATCCTGGTGACCGCGTCAAAGTAATGCGCGATCACGGCGCTGCGGATGTTCGGGCGGATCAGCAGCCGCTCCCGCAACTCGGGCGTACATGTAACTTGCGCCGCCTTGTCGTCGACGAGATCGTTGAAGGTCACCACGGCCGCCTGAAGGAATGCGGTGGTTCCCTCCGGCGTGCGGAGGTTGAACGCGTCGGTCTCGTCGGTCGACATGTAGTTGAAGGTGGTACTGAGGTTCTCCTCCTCATACCCGCCGTCAACCGGGGTGAGCACCTTCACGTCATGGATGAACGTGCAGTTGTCGACGATCTTGAACATGGCTTGAAATCTCCCTGACAGTTGGATTTCGAGGTTGGGGAATCAGGTCGCCGTCAGCGACCACTGGTCGCCGCCGACGTTCGGAAGCGCGAGCATCTTGATCGCCCGCTCGGCGATGCCCTGGTTCTGCTGGTAGCCGCTGGGGCGCTGGAACTGCGCCGTCGGCGCGTCGAGCGTGAGAATGTTGCCGGCAGCCAGTCCATGTACGAGGTTCACCGGGACGGTGGCCTGCGAGTTCACGAGCCCATGGAGGTCGAGCGTAGAGATCGGCACGGCCTCGGCCGTAAAGTCGATCTGTTCCTTGTGGTCGGTGATCAGGATCGACTCGCTATTGACCAGCATGCGTGGCTCGACCGGATTGGCGAGGTCGAGCGAGAAGCTGCGCATCACCAGCGGGACGCTGTTGACCGTGAACACCGGCGTATTCGTCTTGTTGACGATGAGAGGCTTCTTCCAGGCCGTGAAAGTCGGCGTGGCCGCCGCCGTCTCACTGGGCGGCGTGTAGAGGCCGAGGAACTTCCAATGCACGAACGGGACCGCCTGCGCGTTGAAATTGAGTTTGCCCGTGCCGCGTCCGCCCTTGATCGCATGCAGGGTCGATCCCATCCAGAACTTGAAGTACACGCTTTCGATCGCATTGGTGATCGGCGAATAGGTCACCGACGTGTCCGGCACGATCACCTCGGCACAGCCGGCCCCGCGGAACAGCGGACCCCAGGCCGGCGCGGTGCCGGCCGTGCCGGATCCGGCCAGTTCGGTGTCAAACTCGATCGAGACATGCGTTTCGGCAGGAATCGTCGGCTGGTTGCCGAAATTGGGCTGCACCAGGTCGCGCGAGACATCATTGCCCTCCATGTCGAGGATGGACACGTTTCTCGCCAGGACAGCATTGGCCGCGCCGGTCAGTGTCGGATCGACGCCGTACATGGCCTCGATCTTCGAGAGCATCACCATCAGGCGCCAGAAAATGGCCATGGCTTATTTCCCCTTCGTCTTGGACTTGGGCGGCTGCGTTACGTTCGCGTCCTTGGGATCAGCCGGCGGCTCGTTGCGTACCAGCGAGCCGTCCGGCTGGCGGGTGTAGCTGCCGCCATGCGTAGGTTGTTCCAACGCCCGTTCATCGGTCATGACACGATCCTCAACTGATCAAGCAGTGCAAAATCGATCTGGTAGAGCACGAGGCCCTTTTCGGCCGAGAGCAGCCGGCCGCGCGTGACGCGGAATACGCCGGCCGCATCGTTCGGTGACCAGCCGGCGATGGCATCGACGACGTCATTCGTCAGTTGGTCGATGGTGGGGAGAGCCTTTTTCGCCTTGGCATCGCCTCGGGCCTTGATGCAGAGCACGACGCCGATTGCGTCCTCCAGCATTTGCGTGTGGACGTTCACGGCGGAATCGCCGCCGCGATCGTCGAAGCCCAATGGGCAGACGAAGGCGCAGACGTCGTGCTGCGGCAGCGCACCTTCCGCCACCAGTGCAGCAAGCGCGGCGATGCCCTCGACATGGCCCGCGAGATCCGCGACCTTGGTCCAGATGCGGTCGGCGACGAGTTGCACGAGCGTGGTCATGGGAGTTGCCCTCCCGCTGATAGCCAGTTGTCGACAATCGTCGTGATCGTGCGCGGATCATCCTGGTCGAGCCCGAGGAACGGCCGCGCCGGCATATGGATCGTCCGCGCGCCGATCGTGGCTTTCCGGGCGCGGTCTGCCTTCGACGGCTTGGCGAAGCGCGAGACGCCGGTGCGCTGGTTCGTCTTGAAGTGCAGCACCGCCGTGCGCGCCTTCTGCTGGATGTCGCCGCCGAACTGGTGGATCGCCGCATAGACGACGTTGGTGCCGACCTCGACGCCGGTCGGAGACGCCTGGTAGGAGATCGAGCGATAGAGTCGGGCCGATCCCGGTCGGATCAGCGTCTTGCCGCCATGGGCGATGACGCGCAGCGACGGCGGCCAGGGCGAACCGTCGGGCGCGACGCCGCGGTCCCAGCGGTGATGCGTCGAGGTCACCAGCGCCATGCCGATATCTTCGAACAGCGGCGTCGGATTGCCGGTGCGCGCGATCAGCGCGCCGAGGCCGGCGAGCGCGGCTTCCTGTTCCTTCAGCTCGATCCTGATGAGCGCGCCCGTCATCAGATGAAGCCCTTCATGTTCTCGGCCGTGAGCGGACGCTCGCGGTCGGTGGTGCGCACGCCACTCGCGCCCGACGAGGCCGGCTCGACGCCGGCTACGTTGAGGCGGATGGTGCCGTCCGCAATCAGCGCCAGCATCTTCTCGGCGTTCTTGTAATCGGCCGCGATCTTCTCGGAGACGGCATCGCGATGCAGCTTGTAGACCGCGATCGCCTTGGCCAGGTCATTGAGCAGATTGGGCGTTGTCGGCAGCGGCAGCGCATAGCGGCCGAGCAGATAGCCGTCGATCATGGCGTCCGCATCTTCGAGCGCCTTGGCGACAACGGAGGCGTCGATTGTACCCACCGGTGGATCAGCACGATCGGTCAGGTCGATCAGCATCGACTCGCCGAACCGTTCAACCAGGTCGGATTGCGAGGCGTAGCTCATGCATCACCATGAATCGGACAATCGACGCTGACAGCCGCAAACCCGCCGGCCGTGGTTTCCGGATGCTGGCAATCGCACCGGGCGGCCTCGGCCGCATCGCGCTCGGCTGCGATCTCGGCGCGCTTGCTCGCGATCGTCTCCACCGCGACCTCGACACATTCGTCGCAGATGCAGATCCGCACCGGACCGGCCAGCATCAGCTCGGCCTCGTGATTGGCCTTGCCGCA